ACCACCAAAAGTTACACGGGATTGAGAATCACTGCTGAAACTCATTCCTGATTGCTTTTCCTTCATAAGATCGATGTCCGTTTCAACCGCTTCTATTTGATCTGCGCTCTTCCGTTGGAAGTACTCAGTTCTTTCAGCTACGGTTTCTAGCGGTATTCTTGCTAGCAACAATCCGCCTACACCAAACACGCCTTCATATTTCCCTGATTCTATAGTAGGTGCCTCAAAATCGGGATATTCATCGCGTCTGACTAGTTCATAGCCTTCTCTAATACGAGCAGAAATATTGGTGCGGTCTTCAAAACCACGCACTTCAGCACGTATCCAACGATGTTTATACCCTTCTGGCGCAGGGGGCGCGTCTAACTTAGACGGTGGACTCCAAGGCGTTCTTCTTGCCTTTGCAGCCCGTGATGATTTAGCGCGGGAAGTTCTCTTGATAGCTTCAATTTCATCATTTTGATTATCTGTCATTGTCCTTCCTTCACGTACTTAGCGTACTCTTCGAGTGGCACTCCCAATCTTTTTGCAATGGTAACTTGGCTCGGGGAGAGACGAACCTTTTTACCGCGTCCTGTTCCTTTAGAGCGAGATACTCCCGCTACAGTTTGTCCAGAACGATTTTGTCTTGTTACTTCTTCATCCGGAAACCGGTGAGGAAACGCATTTTTCATGCGAGAATCTAACGCATCATAGTAATCATTACTAGCTGGGTCAAACCCTTCTTCTTGAACTAATTTCTTGTGCAAACCAAAGGCTGCAAACGTCATTGCGTCATCTTCGCCAAACCAATCGTTTTTAGAAGCCCATTCTTCGGCTTTTTGATCGGGTGCGGCTTGTCGAGGGGCAGGTTGGTATTGCTGTTGTTGCGCTTGCTGTTGAGCGTAAGCTTGTTGTTGCTCCGCTTGTGCGGCTTGCGCGGCTCTACTTGCTTTAGCTTGCGCATGTTTATCCGCAGCTAACGTCAATTGAGTAATTCTTTCTTGAGCCTGCATCTGGCGATCTGTGTCACCCGTTTCAATAGCAGACTTTAATTCATCTTTAGCTCGGGCTTGTTCCGAGGTAACTCTATGTCCGTACTCATCTATGTAGCTACGGTCTAAAGTTTGAAGCCTTTGCTTAACATCCGTGTTTTCAGCTTGAATGTTTTGAGCATAGCGTAATGCTTCTTCACGCTCTCTTTCGGCTTCTTTAGCTCTTTTAGTAAGCTGGTTGATGCGTTTTTGAACTGAGTTACTGTATTTATCATGTTCATCGTCGCTTTCACTTTCCAATACTACGTTCGGCGTACTGGATTCATCCGAATCTTCCTGCTCTAAAATTATATCTTGAGCTTCTTCGGTAAACTCCAGATCTATCTGTCCATCGTCGGCCTCATGGGCCTTTAACTTTTCACTCATCTGCATGTCCCTTAACTATGGTGTATATCGTTAGGATCAAGAATTGTGGCTAAAATCTCATCATCATTGAGAATTCTAACCTCGCTGCCAAAGACAGCGGCATCTTCCCCGTTCAAACGGAATCTAGAACCGGCGTAACGAGCAAAAATTACCCATTTTCGTTCTTCACACCACGGCCCGCGGGGGTACTTTTCTTTATCTTCGTAGGCATCTGGCCCAAGTTTAAGAATGTAACCCACGTTAGTTTGAACAGCGTCTTCTTCTAAAGTCTTAGTATTTAACAAAATACCGCCTTTACTTCGTTTCGGTGCTCGAAACGGCATAATCAAAATCCGCCAACCTGTTGGTTGAGGAAGTCTTTCAATTGCACTTGCTGTAATCAAAGTGGGGTCTAACACGCGCTCCTCTTCGGGAACGTATAGCTTGGATAAATCCAAGGGTTCTTTACTTTCAGACATCCATATATTCCTGTTTGTCTAGCATTTCAGAGAGTTCTACAAGAACGTAATCACAATTGCGGATTTCGCCCATGCACTCCCGATAATGTTCCATATCTTTAACGCCACCCTCTGACATAAGTTCAGAGATCTGGCCCTTGCGATCAAGCAGCGTCTTGCGAACAAACTGCACGATATCGATACCGTCCATGCTAATTATCCTTAATTATCTGACGATATCCGATATTGTCGCTTCTTTTATATGGGAAAGCAAACAAGCAATGCCTTTAACAGCTTGTGTAACGCCCGCCACGCTCCGCAGCACCCATGCCCTTCTTAGTGCCTCGGGTAATCTTACCCATCATGGTGTTAGGCGTTTTTTCTTCCTTTAACTGAGCGTATGGAATACTGCCTTGGCCTTTGATTTCTGCTTTGTTAACAGGCTTAGGCGGCTCTTGGATTGGTCCGCCCATTATTTTAACTACTCCGGTCATAAATCACCTTTTTGAGATTGTTGTTTTAAAAGTTCACGCTGCATACCCGCATCTATACGTGCCGCAGTCATGTTTTCTTGGCTTTGTAGCCGTTGCTGGAACTGAGCTTCTCTTTGAGCAAGTTTCTCACGGTCTAGTTGAAGCTGTTGCTCCTCCATAGCCATGTCATTCTGCTCTTGTTGCGATTTAAGCTGCAACTCTTGTTGCTTCAATTGAATCAACGGATCAGGTGCCTGCTCTTGCCCGCCACCTTGTATCTGCTTTCCAAGCTCTACAAGCTGTTGAGTGCCTTGAGCTACAAACTGCGCCAACATAGCTTGGTACTGTATGTTTGTCGCAGGATCTTGCAACGCTACGTTTGGGTTTTGTTGAGCAAATTGCTGGTCCGCCTGCTCTTCTGCCTGCAACTGTATGTGGTTTAACAGGTGCTTTTGCATAGCTAGCTGCACATTTGGCATCTGAGACGCAGATCCACCCGTTATAAACAACAAGTGCGATTGCATGTGCGCCATGTGATTCTGACCCTTAAAAGCCTGTAAAGCCCCATTTTCAAGCGCATCTATGTTTTCTTGCGCCGGATCTTTCGGTATTGGATCTTCCGAAGAAGGTGCAATCAAAATCTTATCTATGTCACTAACGCCAAGCGCCTCGTACATACGTCGGTACGCTTCGTGCATATCGTGTATCTGTGGTGCTTGCGTAGCCATCTGTAACTGGGACTGCGCCAGAGAAATACGCTGGGCCTGCGAAAAAGAGTTGGGATTGGACACCGGCACAACATCCACGCGGTCGTCAAAGTCCTCACGCATCACGGTGCGGTCGCCGCCCTCTACCGCATAAGGTGACTCTTGCGGCAAATACTCCGACATGACCCGCGCCAGAAGTTTAAACTCTTGCTTCATGCTGTAGTGCAGGCGCTTATGCACAGCACTCATGACCCGCGAGCCTTGCTCCAATAACGCTACTGTCGTACCCACTGCGGCCTGCTGGTTGCCGTCACCCACCTTCATATCCGTGATGGTGGCAAAACGACGGCCCGCATCGACCACGAAGCCCAAAAGTTGAAACAACGTGCTGTCGGGGCCTTTGAAAGGCAACGGCATCAACGAATCACGGATAGCTCCACCGGGCGCATCTACGTCGCGGAACTCTCCGGGTTGAAGGGGTTCTTCGTCATCACGTACCCTAAGTCCGCGAGCCTTGAAGCCAGCAGGGAGATTAGACAAAGTGCCAGCATCAATAAGCTGGCGAAGAGCCGCCGTAGCTGTTCGGGACAGGCCGCCAATAGTGTGGATAAGCCCGAGGCCATAAAATCCGAATCCCGGCAAAAACTTGTAATGGACGAAATATTGAATTTTTCGTCTTTTTTCGTCGTCTTCTTGATAATTTCGTCTAATGGCAAGTATTTGTCCATTATCCTCACTAATCGTAACAATGTAAGGAACTTTAATTCCGGTTGTTTCACCGTCTTCCCCCGTATCTTCAAATCCCAATAGGTCTAAATTAACGTGGCATTCCAACAAAGTGCAGGTGTAGTCAAGGTTTCCGGGGGTTACTCCGTCTAGCTTATCCATCTGGTTGGTAACTTCGTTGTCGCTAGAATCAGATGGAATAACGGGTATGTCTCTATAGAACCCCATGACCTGACGGATACGCAGATCATTTAAAGACATCTTCACTACTTGCGTAATGTTTTCGCAGGACTCTAGGTCGCTAGCGCCATACGGCACCACAATATCTTCTGCCGGAACAAACTTGCTTACAGCCCGATCAATTGCTTCGTCGTAGTAAACTTTTTTGAAAGCTGACCCCGCTAAAGGCAAATAAAATAACATTTGATCAAAGTCCGGCGTGTACTCTTCCATCACGTTCGTGATGTAGTAGTTCATAAAGTCTTTGACCCTGTGCGCTTGCCCTTCAGTCTTCTTAGTCTTTTCACCAACCACATGCGCCCTAACCGGGCCAGACGGCGGCAAAAGCTCATTAAAAGCCTGCGCCTGAAACTGTGTTGCCGCTTCCGCCAACAACGGGTGTGTCACACCTGTCGCACCCCGGAAAGGCATTGTTCGTTCTTCGTAGGTGTACCCAAGAAGGTTTAACCCCTTGGAATAAGCGTCTTCCCAATCAGAACGAGACGCTTTGTTAGAATCAAAATCGCCTAATAACTCTGAAGATAATTGACCAAGCTCTCTATCGTCCAACTCCTCTGCCAAGTTGCCATAGAAATCGCCGTCAGAATCACCAAGCATGGCCATCGGATCAAAATCAACAATAACTCCGCCATCGTCATCTTCCTCAATCTCAATGCCTTCCGGCAAAACTTCATTAACAGAACCGACAAAAGTGCCCGGTGCGGCTATCTCAATGTCTAGCTCCATGTCTTCTTCGGTAATCTCCGGCCCCATGGCCGTACTGTCCATCAAAGAAGAAAACTGTGATTTATCGTCGCCGTTAGCCATTAGGCTCTCCTAATATACGGGGCGTATGCGCCTACGCCGCGTTGGACATCATCATACCCTCGGAACATGTTTCGTGCTACAGGGACCATAGAACCCACGCCGCCGCCCATAGCGTAATTTTTAACTGCCGCCTGTGACTCACGTTCTTGTCGTTCTTCCGTTCTTTCTTGGTTTTGTTCCGGTAAATCTTCGTTGTACTCTTTTAGCTCTTCGTATTGATTAAGCAATTTAATCGCGGGGGATTCTTCTATGCGCGCTCTAATGTATTCGTCTTTGTAGTCATGTGTGCCTTGGCGCGTGGACCGTGCGCCGAGTTCCCATTCCTCTCCAAATATCTGCGAACCGACCCCGTAGCCGGGATTGTCTCTTTCAAACCGTAAAGAATAACGAAAATCATCGAGTCCTTCAGAGCCTGTTGTTATTTCTTTTACCCTAGAACTGCGAAGCCTGCTAAATAATTGACGCTCATCTAAAGCAGTCAAAAGATCAGCAACCCTATTTTGTCTTTCGTTTAATTGAGGGAATTGTCTATGCCGATATTCGTGAGCGATTGTTTGGGGGTTGGCGTGTCTATCAATTGTGTTAACCATTCCAGCTTCTGGGATTATGGTTAGAGAAGCGGGGTCGCCGTTTTTTGTTTCATAAAAAACATGCTCGGCATAGTCGTCTAAAAAAGTGCCCTCCGGGTATTCTTCGCTTGGATATGCATAAAATCCCCTTACACCATCGTATCCGGGAGCGGCGTTAGGTAGCCCATGATAGCGAGAAATAGACGGATCAATGTCCGCCGCGTAGTTGCTTTGAGCGGCAACCTCAATAGCAAATTCATTGTCAAAAGCTTGCTTTCGGAGTCGCTGACGCTCCAAGGCCTCTAAGAATTTAGGGTCTTGTTCTACTTCAGCCATTATACGGCCATGGGCATGATGCCCTGTTGCATCACAGGAGCCGTGGGCCGTGGTGCGAGTTTCGCAAGGTTACGACGAAGAGTCGCCTTCGACCGCTCGGGGTTCAAATATGACTCAATACCGTCGCCCGTAGTTTGCAACTTGGACATGTCACCGCTGTAAACATCAACGATGCCGCCCTCGGCAAAACCCGCTGTTTCATACGAACCGGGGGTAGTGCCTTGCGCTCCTTGATACCAAGCCTCGCCCGTGTTGGGGTCAACGCCAAAGTGATGGTCACCAGAGGAAGTGTTGTAGATGATGTCTCCAGAATTGCTAACGGCAACGTCGCCTTCCGCCACTAATCCAACCTGCCCGTAACCATTGTCTACGGCCCTATAATCACCCGCCGGGGTGGAGAATACGTCTCCAACGGACAAAGCTTGCGTTGTGGGGGCGCTCCAGTTGATGTCTTGCCCCATGCCGGTGGTATTACCAATCCCTCCCACGGTGTCGCCTTGCTGGGCCGCCGCGTAGTCAGGGTTGATTGCGCCATCTAACGCGGGGCCGCCTTGGGCTGTACTGCTATAACCTTGATACCCCTGCCCTTCTGGAAAGCTGGGGCCGCCAATGTCCGCGACGCTTACGCCGCCTGCGGTGGGTAGACTATACCCGGACGCGGCAAAGGCCTCCGGTGTCATAGTCCGATACTTGTAAAGAGCTATCTCTTCGTCGGTGTAGGTCGGTGGGGTGTAGCTGGAGGTGGTGTCTACCGGGGTAGTAGTCGTAGATGTAGTGTCTACCGGGGTGGTAGTCGTAGATGTAGTGTCTACCGGGGTAGTAGTCGTAGATGTAGTGTCTACCGGGGTAGTAGTCGTAGATGTAGTGTCTACCGGGGTAGTGTTCACCGGGG